AGCAGCACCTCCATTGTCTCCAGAGTGTACAGCAGAAGAATTTAGGACAATAAATACAACAAACTATAAACAAGATTTCTATGTTTCCGGGTTTACCGGACCAGGAGCACAATTTAGTTATCAAACAAATCTAGACGCTAGTTCACAAAACTATCTACCAAAAGTATTTGGTACCGATCCTTTTGATAATAATAATAATATGTGGTTGGAGGAGATTTATGCTAATAGTTTGAATAATCTGGCAACTTCAGCGGTAACATTTAGTCAAATATCAATAGGACAAGAACCAGTATTTGATAATTATAGTGAAGATTGGCAACCATTAGCTGCCACTAAAGGACCCGAAACACCATTTATAATGTCCGAAATAAGAGGTAATAAAATATTCAAACTATTCAAAGTAATTCTTATTCCAGATGGTAATAATGCCAACGATATGGTTAAAATATCCATTCAAAATATTAATAAGAGTACTAAAACATTCTCCTTAGTAGTAAGAGATATAAACGACACAGATCGTAATCAAATCATATATGAAAGTTATCAGAACTGTACACTTAACCCAGGTAGTCAAAACTATCTAGGAATAAAAGTGGGGACTGAAAATGGTGATTATCCTATTAGAAGTAGGTATGTAATGATTCAGTTTGACGAAGACGCACCAATAGACGCTTTACCAGCTGGATTCCAAGGGTATCCAATTAGAAACTATAGTGGAGCGACTGTAAGTGAGACAATGGTTGATAACTATCAAAACCCACCTTCGGCAGCAGAATTAAACGGAAACGTATTTAATAGTGGAGCGGTTTCAGGTTGGCCAGATAGTGCGGCACCTAAACCATTTTATAATTTAGTTTATGATACATTAAATGATAATATTGTAAAAACTTATTTAGGTTGGTCAAGTAAAAAAGGGTTCGATAAATCATTCTTTATTTATAAAGGACTTAATGGTACAAATCCTACAGCCCCATATATGTGTAGTGCTAATGGTACGGCATGGACAGGTAAAACACTAGGTTTTCATTTTGATAACAGAGTTTCCGCTATGACCACTACTGACGCATATCAGTATAATGTAGGGGCGTACAACTTTAACCCAAGTGGTAACACTTCATTACAGACTCAAAATTATTATAATGATAGTGATTATCTTAAATTTACTGTTATTCCTTATGGTGGTAATGATGGATGGGATAGATATAGAAAAACCAGAACAAATGGAGACACATACATAGTAAATCAAACTAATTATGGGACATTTTGGTATAATAATACTATTACTTCGTCATGTTTAGTAACTGATTATTATCCCTTCTATGACGGTATTAGAAAATATGCTAATCCAGAAGATGTGGATATTAGTCTTTTTGGAACACCAGGAATTGACTACACGAATAATCTAACACTTGTTAACAGAGCGGTTGAAATGATTGAAAACGATAGAGCAGATGCTTTATATGTAGTTAATTCAGCCAACCCAACAAATCAGACAGTTGATTCAGCTGTAGATAATTTTAGTAATTCTGCGTTAGATAGTAACTATACTGCTACATATTGGCCTTGGGTTAGATACAAAGACACAGAAAATAATATTAGACTCTACCTACCACCAACAGGAGAAGTGTTTAGAGCAATGGCGTTAACCGATAATATTTCTTATCCTTGGTTTGCACCAGCTGGACAAACTAGAGGTCTACTAAGTACCATAGATAAAGCACAGACCAAACTAACTCAAACAAATAGAGATGATTTATATGAAGGACTTATTAATCCTATAGCAACATTTAATGGAGTTGGGGTTGTTATCTGGGGACAAAAAACACTACAAAGTACAGTATCCGCACTAGATAGAATAAATGTAAGAAGGTTAATGATATATCTAAAGAAGAAAGTTAGTACGATTGCAGTACAACTACTATTTGAACAAAATGATGATATTGTTAGACAACAGTTCCTTTCCCTAATAAATCCTATATTAGAGGATGTTAGACGTGATAGAGGACTAATAGAGTTCAAAGTGGAACTAAATAGCGACATTAGCGAATTAGATACCAACTCAATGACAGGTAAAATATTTGTAAAACCAACTAGATCTCTAGAATTTATCGAAGTAGAGTTTAATATTACACCTTCGTCAGTATCCTTCGACGATATAAACTAATAATATGAAGAGAAGATTGTTATATGAAATTACTATGAGAGCTTATAGTTTTGATTGGGATGATAACATACTTCATATGCCCACTATGATTCATATGGAAAAAAAAGATGGTGACGAATGGTCTAAAGTTAGAATAAGTACATCCGAATATGCAGAACTTAAAGATTCACCAGAGTATAGATATCCTGATAATGATATTAAGAACGCTTTTATAGAATTTAATGATGATAAACAGTTTATAGAGAATGTTAAAGAGAGTTTAAGGAATGAAGATTTTGCTCCTTCATTTGATGATTTTAAGGTAGCACTACTTAACGCAAAACCAATATCAATAATCACTGCAAGACCTCAATCACCAGAAACTATAAAAAAAGGAGTTTCTTTAATAATAGACACCCACTTTACAGATAATGAAAGAGATGAAATGATAGAGAACATCCAAGACAACTATGATTTTAGTGGTGATGAGGACGAAATGATTAAGAAATACATTGAATCTAACTACTATTATCCCGTATCCTTCAAGAATAGATATGTAGACGTGAAGAAAGAAAAAGTGAATGCCTTAGATGATTTTGTTAGTAAAGTTGTTAAAGCCTTTGAAAAAATGGATAAGGACGAATACAACAAAATGAGTGTGGGATTCAGTGACGATGACACGGATAATATAGAACACATGGTAAAAAAAGTAAAAGAAGAGATATCAAAAAGGTATCCAGACATCGAATTTTACATTTATGACACCTCCGAAAGAGGTAAAAATAAATTAATAGTACACTCAACATAGATAATTTTATTTATGGATATATTTATAGATGTATTGATTAATAATACGAATTAAAAAAAAACAAAAAAATGGCAGACTTATTAATGAAAATGCCGGTTCCTTACGAACCAAAGAGAAAGAATCGGTTTATACTAAAATTTCCTTCAGACTTAGGAATAGCAGAATGGATTGTATCTAG